GTCACGGATAACATTGACGATTTTATTGTTTGCACCAAAGGCAAAGTTCATGAACGTGAATGGCAGCGTCATAAGCTGGCTGTCCATGCGCACCATCTTCTGACCTGCAGTAGAGACACGATCCTCAATTTTAAATGACTCAGGCCATAGCTTGCGTGCTTGCTGAAAGAATGAGTTATCTTTCATGTAGAGCAAGCCATCCATAAACTGCGGCTTATCGAAGGTTGTTGCCATGATGATGGTGTTATTGGCATGCGCATCGATAGCAGCCTGATATGTACGCAATGCACGCCTTGCTTGCGGTGTATCTTGAGGCCACTTGTCTGTTGCACTGAAGTGAAAGTCAGCACTTGGGTGACGCTCAACAGGCATCTTGGCAATATACTCAGCCATTTCCTGATCAATGCCATAACGTGCCATAAACTCGGCATCGAACTTGTTAATCTTACCTGTAGCTAGCTTGCGTGACAGCTTGAAGAATTTATCTTGCACTAATATTTGATCGAGCGTCTTGCCAGCAACAGTAATCGGAGCAAGGCCGTTCATTGTGTAGAACGCTTTGTTTGCAATGCTAGTTGTTTTCTCAACCATGTTAGGCTTGATGCGCTTTACGTTATCAGAAAGGATTTCACGCGAAACAACATTGCGAGTAATGTCGAGCACCTCTCCTGCCATGTTGATCTGACGAAACACTTTGCTGGTATAGCCCATGTCACGAATACCAGACCATGCAGCTTTGAGAGTTGGCATTACGCCATGCGCAAGCGCGATGCTGCCAACATCTGTAATTGCAGAATAGCCAGCATAAGGAAGATAGACTAAACCTGTGTATGTTCTGGCGGCTTTAACAGCCTGATTATCTAGCCTATCTGGACGGCGAACAAAAGACCCCATAACACGCTCATAATCACCGTAGAAATCAGACTTAATGCGTGCGATACGTTCCTCAGTGAATCCACCTTTTTTACGGAGCGATGTTTCAATGTCACCAAGCACCTCGTCAATGTTTTTGCCGCCATATGATTCAGCAAACGCAATCTTCTTACCCATCCGATCTATGTAACTATAGAGTGCATCTTCATCTTTGATGATGTAGTCCATAACCTCATGCACAGGAATGTTTGTCTTACGATTGCGTAGATGCTTGCTGCCACCAGCAAAGTCTGCCTGCAAGTTTTCAAAATCATCTGCATCTTCTTGCAAGATACGCGCAACAGTACGCTCTGCATCTTCGCGCGGCGTGGTTGACGGCACAGTTTCATCCGGCCCCATTGCAGAACGCTCTAAAGTATAGTGTGTTTCAAATTTCTGCGTTAGCCCTTCGCGTGCCATTTCATCTGCCATCAACAGATCTTTGTTGTAGAAGATAGGGAATGCAAAATCCTGCCGCGTTGGCTTTTTTATTGCCCCTGTCAGATCATCAATTTCTTTTTTAATCTTAGCAATGCGATCTGTGCCACGCTCCAACGCTGCAAACTGTGCTTTAGATAAGCCCTGCTTTGCGCCTTTGCTATCAGCACCTCTGATGCTTTTGTCTTTGGTATTTAATTCCTCAAGTTCTTTTTTGAGGATGTCAATGCGGGTTTTCAATTCTTGATTGCGTTTGAACACACCAGTAAAATTGGCATCATCGTCAATCTGCTTAAACAACTGGTCAAGCTGTGTGATTGCATCAGCTTGTTGCGGAGTCATGCCTTCTTGCGCACCACGCACAAGCCGTGGATCATCAGACTTTGACAGCACCATGCGATTGATCGTGTCACCAAGCCAATCATCATAGTCTTTAGATGATCCAGTGTAAGCACCGGCAATAGATGGTGCAGTTGCATTAATCTCGCCGGTGATTTGTTGCGCATGCAAATCACGCAAGTCTCGCTGTACGCGCATATATGTGCCATGAAATGGAACAATTCGCATGGCTACCGATTGCTGCGCCATGCCGCTGCGGTTGCCTTGAACGCTTACAGAAGCGTTTGAAGTAAGCGCATGAAACATTCCTTTAACTTCTTGAGGCACGTTCTTGTCAGACAGGATGCGCTGCGATGGAGATCCAAGAGGGTTGCCAGTAACAGCATCAAAATCACCGCCAGACTGCCCAACGTAACCGTCATCGCCAGCAAGAACAATGTTACCATCTTCGTCATAAGTGTGCCGAACAGGTCTACCATTAGCAAAATCTGATGCCTTTCTTGCTGCCGATTTAATGAATGGCTTGAGGTAATGCGCTGAACTACCCAATGCGCCAGAAAACACAGTGGTCATGCCGATGTTGGCAGCAGATTCCCAATCACTATCAGCATAAGCAAAGGGTGCGCGGATGGTTTCGGATGCCACACCAGCACCAAAGCCAAACTTTGCTGCAGTTTTGAAGGCATCAACACCAGTCTTAGCCACCCGAACCTGATTTAATGCAGGTATAAATAGCGCAAGATTGCTGATGTCAGTTAGTTCAGACGCAAACTGCGCCGTGATTGGCGCGTTAGCAGCTTCTTGCTTATAAAGCAGTTCTTCTGATACAGCACCAACCAAGAAATCAAAGTGATCATCGTTCTTGGCTCTGGCTAATGTCTCATGAAAGTTCTTATGGCTCTCTGGTATGCTCTGCATACGCTGAACAAAGCGATCTCTGGTGAATAGCGGATCGCGCTCAACCTCTCCGAAAAGGTTTTGCTCGTCAGTATATGTGCTGATTGGCTGATACTTGTAAGCTACATTAGCCTTAAAGCCTTCAAACCAACTGCTTGATACATTCTCGCGAAAGCCAGTATCCGCTGCGATAAAGAAATCTTTGCGCCCATAATCCATTACTTATTGGCCTCTGCAGCTTTCATTCTTTTGGCCTCATCAATAGTAATGCTGCGCGGCATAACCTTTGGCTTGCCGTCAGTGTTTACCATGCCGCCAAATGTAGCACTAGTCTGTGGACGTATTACTCTGCCCAGCTTATCTGTTGCACCAAACCGCAGATCATATGACTCTCTCCATGCAGCCATCCAATCAGCTTCACTCATGCGCAAGGCTTTAGCGCGTGCAGAAATAATTGTTTGTGGCCCAACCTCGATTGGCCCATTAGCATCCACCACCGCTTTGCCAATATTACGACCAGAGGTGTATCGAAGCGTATATGTGGGTAGACGAGTCGGTATGCCACTCTCAAGGCGCGTTCCGCGTCTGTCGGCTACCAACCCTACATTTTTACCTAAGACCAGTGTGGAGCCATTCTCGGCCGTTCTAAGGCGTGTTGCAATAGTGCCGTTCAAAACCTTGAGTTCAGCATCACCATAGAACATTTCCGGCGCAAACAGACTTGGCCGGTCTTTATCGTACATAAAGTTAGACTTCATAAAGATTTTATCTTTGGTGTTCTTGATAATCTGCATAGCTTTGTCTGCACCATGCACATAAATCAGACGCTTTGCCTGATTGCCAAAGAACACAGCCATATCAGGATCATTGCCAACAGCCTGCATTGTAAAGTCGCTTATTGCTTGGTCTAGGCTTTTATAATCAACGGTTGTTTTCTGATGTATCCTTTCAAGGATAGCATCATTAACACGCGCACCACCTTCTTGCAGCGCAGACTCGGCCTCAAGGAACTGATCCATTGACATAGTTTGCCCAGACTTGGAGTAGGCATTTAGCTCCTCCCAGAACTGAATAGTCTTTACATCAATGCCGCGTGCAGCCCGAACAGTACCATTTTGAGAAAGAGTTGCTTGCCGGAAAAAATTCAAAGCAGTTGGTAATGCCTGCGGATTTTGCTGCAAGAATGTTTTCGCAAAATCAGGTGACAGAAAATCTTTAACCACATCAGGTGCTACTGTGTTGTAGAGAAGTAGGTTCTGCCCCTGCTTGCTGTTTATTATTCTTTCAAAATTATTTGCTAGATCAGTTGCGTTGGTAACGCCAAAGCCCTCTCTTAAAAGCAGTGCTGCATCATCCTTGCCAACAGGCGCACCATTAGTCACGTTATTGGCAACAGCCGCTACTCTGTAATCATCCTTAAACTTGTTGAATGATTCTGCCTGACGGCTTTGTGCTTTTGAGAACTCATTACCCAACGCAGCACGAAGTTCTCCAATGCCTTCTTGCTGGAAGAAAGCATCGTCAAGACCAGCAGCCTCTAATGTTGCACGAACAGATTCATCGCGAATCTGGTCAAGGCTACCAGTTGAAAAGGCAGTCACTCCTGCCTGCATGATATCGCCAAGAACATCATTGTTTGAGTTAGGGTTAGATGGCGGCGGCACTATCTCTTTTAGGTTGCTAATAATCCGGCTTATTTGCCCAGAATGAAACGCGGTACGCGCTTCTTTCTTTAACTTTGGAACAGTGCCTACTTCAATGCGTGATGCGTACTTCTCACCAAGACGATCAATTGCTTCAAGAGTTTGCTCTAAGGCAACCTGACCAGCAGGGGCGTAAGTGGTTTCATTGCCGCCACTGCCATCAAGAACCTCTACAACATTGTCAGTTGATGCAACTGTCACAATGTTTGCGATAGCATCATTCAACAACTCGGTATCTGTCTGATATGCTTTGCGGTCAGCTAAATCATAGGCAATGCTATGCAATGATGCGACATGCTCTTTACCAACATTGTCCATCATCTGTTGCATGACTGGTGCAAACTTAGCTAGCTTCGGGTCTTGCGAAACAGCTTTGATTTGACCAGATGTTGCAGCTTCCCAATCCCCTAAGAAACCGGCAGCATCACCACGCTCTTTGTATTTGCCATATAAAGCTTTGCCTGTGTTTGTTGCATCAAGTGCAAACTGCTTTACATAGTTTTCTTGCAAGCCAAGTTCTGCGCGTTGCTGCGCAAGAGGGCTGAAGGTAGCTGGCATTTCAACAGCTTCATAATTGCCTTCATCATCTTTACCAATGACTGACATCTTAGCAAAGCTATCGCCCAATGCTTTTTGCTGCACGACAGCTTCTTTGTAACCCATGTCAAAGATGCGCTGCCCTGCACTTGCAACACCAGCAAATGCTTTTGCCGCTGCTTCTGCACCAGTGGCGCGAACCACACCCACAGGTTGATTATAAACTTGCGCTCTTTTGTAGGTTTTAATTTCTGCCATGACTAACTCGTTGTTGTTGTGACAGGCGTAACCTGTTGCATCTTGTGGAAGTTCATTGCCAGCGATGAAGCCGTGTTAAACATACCAGCCATCATAATCGATGATGCGGCTGCTCTGCTCTCACCTGCCGCAGCACGATACTTGCCTGCGCTAAACAAGGTTTGCGCTGCCATTCGGTTAAGTTCATCCCTGTTTGCGCTCTTGGCTTTCTTCTTAATTGCACCTGCGCTGCGGTCACTTAATGCGCGGTTGTTGATAGCAAGCGCACCATTCATCTCAGACTCAAATGCAAAATAAGCAGACCTGCGCTCATTATGCATCTGCATGCCTTTGACTTCTTCAATTTTAGCTTGAAACTCTTGACGTTCAGCCATTCTTCTCTGTGCTTTTGCGGCCTGCATAGACCCCATTATTCCACCGAATGCACTAAGCACTGAACCTGCAATCATCCACGACATTAGAAAGATACCTCTGTTACCATACCGTTAATTTGAAGGGGAAGCGGAGCTTCTTGCGTAATCGTTACGCGAGGATCGCGGCTGTAACCAAGCACACGAAACTCATGCTTACCTGTGACTGGCGTATTATCGCTACCAATAGAATGCGTGACACTGCGTAACTGTAATGCAGTGCCGTTAACTGACACGCTCAATGTATCAAGAAGATCTAAGACAACCTTGGTTATCTTACGCGGCTCACCAGTAAGTGGCCCGCCTTGAACCTGCGCATCAAATGGTAATGTTTTAACTTCCGATATATATTTATATCCAATTTGTGCCGCAGTAGATGTTGGCTTTACTGCACTCACATTTACTTCGCCACCAGCTACAGTAAACACACCAAGATACTCAGTGCCATCAACAACCTCTACTGTTGCTCCATCAGCAAAATGACCAGCAACGCTGTACACACCAGCAGTTCCAGTAAAGTCATCACAAAAATCCATGTTCATTGTTACATTAAACTTTTCGATAAACAGTTTTTCAGTACCCGACCCATCATCACGCACTGTGCAAACATAAACATCCTCACCAACAGAACAGATTGAGTGGAACTTTCCTTCTGTTGTCCAACGCATCCAACCGGCGCGAGACTCTGATCTTAAGCTATGGAAAATAGCTAACTCATTGTTATCCATAAGAAAAAAGCCATAAGATCCTGGCCTCGATAATGCGCCCTGCACAACAGCAAGTTGCACAGGATTGCTGATAAGATGCGATGACAACAAGGAGACTGTTCTCGATGTGTATGCGCCTTCATCATCAGTAAACAAATACTCTCTTACTGCTGTGCCAGTTGCTTGCGTAAACAATGTTGCGCCATCAACAGATTGCGGTTTCATGTAGCCGCTACCAACCGGCGTTTGAATGGAAAGTTTGGCTTTAGCTGGCGTTACTGGAGCGTCTTGAAACGCAGGTACATAGAATTCTCCTTGTGATGAAAACACTTGTAGATCACGATTTGACACAAGATGTCTGATTTCATTAGTGACACCCACGTTTGCATCAAGGTCAATTGCATCTCCATCTTCTGCATCACCTAGATCAAAGTTATAATAATAACCAGTTCGTGATGCCCATAGACCATCAGGCTGGCTAGGCGTGCCGCCAAACCACAAACGATCCTCATGGAATGTAACTGCTTGCGGGAAGCCGCGAACAGTGCTGTACGATTGCTCATACCATTCTGTTGTTGGCGCAGCAGATTTGACAACAGGTGAGCCGCCACCATCTACTTCAGATGTTGCAGGTGAACCGGCTGTAACTTCATAATGATTAGCATCAATAATACGGCTAATTGTTCGTAAGCCATTAATGTCGGTCGCTGATATACCGCCAAGCCCGCCTGCTTCTGCAATAGTTATTGTTGCGCCAACTTGCATGCCATGCTGTGCATGCGTTACTTCAATTTTGTTGCTATCCTTTTTTGACTTCAACGCATCAGGATCTAGCTGCGTTTCAAGATCTCCATAGATAGAAGCTTCAACTTCTGTTGCATTTGTAAAAGCAGTAATAATTGCTTCAGCATCACCAATCAAAAGCCGCACACCGACATGCCCAGCAGTAAAGTAATCTGCGCTTGATGTTAGTGTTACATTGCCGGTGATGTTGTCTGATGTAAGTGTAACACCAGCCGGTTGAAAATTGTAGTAAGGTTGATAAACGCGGTTGCCATCAAGAGATTCTTCAAACTCAAACAGCCGTACCTCGAAGGTAGTCAGGCCAGTACGAACAAGCTGCCGACATAGAAACTCTCTATGGCAGATAAACATAAAGTCACCCTTCTGGGTGAATGTCAGTTGCAGAATATTACCATCATCAATAGGCAGAGCATTGCTGTCAGTATCAACGGTAATGGTTTGCGCAAGAGACAACGCCCCTGTTGTGGGGTGAATAAAGAAACATTCGATTTGTCCATTGGAGAAAGCCACAACATATTTTTCATCATCCGAAAATATAAACGGCTCAAGCCTAATCTGTTGTTGCAAGCTAGAATCATATGTTTGCAAAAAATTATGTACGCGCTTTAAACCAGCGCGATTAATCAAGCCGCCTTCTGCACGTATAACAAAGTTTTGAATGCTTTCTGCAGCAGATGAATAAACACCGCTGTCAGTGCGCGATGTTAATGATGGGCTTACCTCGCCAAAAGAGAAGTTGTTCAGCGGTACTCTTACTCTCGCCATTAACTTCGCCTTTCAGAAATGAACCTCGATGTAACAAGTTTGCGTGTGGTTTGCTGTTGACTATCCAATGTTTTCGCCTGCTGCATTAAACGCGCAGCCTTGTTCTCAAACATTGATCCCATCTGATCGTCTCTAGCAATGCTGAGAGAAAATGTAGAAGCTAGAGCATATTCAACAGCAAGCGTAAAATAGCTAGGCCAGTCGTGTTCATTGGCTCTGTATGTATAATCAGCAACAAGAATATCAGTTGCTGTGACATTGCTAAAAATCTTGTCACCGTAAATATTGTACTCAATCATTTTGCCATTAGTCGTAACAGCATGAACCATTAAAGTATCTGACGGCAGTTGATGCGCTCTATCCCATCTGCCAGTAGGCTGAGCAGTCAATAAATTTAATTGCTTTTGATTGGTAGAAAACCGCCAGCGACTTGCACACAATGCTGCACGCGCTGTGTCTTCATATACATTACTTGCAACAAGAGCCTCGATGGACGAGGCTGTGAATGATGTGATCGGATCAGCCCCAATCAAAACCAGTGCGCGTGCTGCGATATCAATATCTGAATTTGCTGCTGTTGGCATATAGTTAGCGGGGGGCTTATGCCCCCCGCCTCCTTACTTAGTTGTTATCAAGAAGCTCATAAACACCTTCGTCATTAATGACGATTGCGCCCATGGACATCATTGATGTTGCCAAGTGTGCTGCCTTCTCTGGAACATAATTGATCTCTGTTGAAACATCAGCGTTGATGCCCAGACCTACAGCAGATGTGTGGTAAGCAATGTTCTTACCAGCAGTGATTGCTGAAGTTGAAAAGATCTTGAAACCCAAGAAGTCTTTCATAGTCATGCCACCTGCAAATGGCAGGTTCTGCTCACCAACATAATCGCTTGATGCGAACTCATCGATGTTGAACAAATCTGCATAAGCAGCAGGGTGCATTCCAATATAACGATTGCCATCCTCTGGGATATTGGCAGAGCCAAATGTCTCAAACAATGTAAGCAGGTTAGCTTTGCTAACAGCAGTACCAGTTGTGCTGATCTGTGTTGCGTTTGCGCCAGCATCCATTGCTGTGTAAAGGATTTCGTCAGTCTTACGACCAAGAGCAGCGGCAGCAGATTGTGCTACAGCTTGACGCTCATCGATGTTGATCTTCAACTCATCGAGCTTGTCAATGTACTCTGGTGCATAGAAGTCAGCCATTGTGGCTTCTACTGTGGTATGTACCAATTCCATTGGGGTTACGTTGCCGTTACGAGTCTTCGTGGTTGCCGCGCCTGCGCCAATCTTCTGAAAACGAACTACACTTCCACGAACATTACCAGCAGTACGAACAGTGTTCCGAAGCTTGGAACCCATACGCTGATACGCCAAGTGTACTTCTGACTCGAACTGTTTGATAAATGCGATATCAATTGTATTCGCCATTTGATTCAGTCCTCATTACAAAAGTTAATTTTACACCTTCGGTTGTCCGTTTCGCTCGTCATCCAGTTGTCTCATGGCGAGGCTGTCAGTTAGAAACAGGCCGTATGCTATTCAAATGTCACTTCTATGTTAGGAGCGCAACGCACAAAACGAACGCATGCAAAGCCGTTAATCTTTACAACATCTTCGCCAAACATAAAGTCTAACCAATTCAACCAGTTAAGAGTTTTCGTGTGATCTATAGGCACAACATTCTCAAGCACATCCCAATCTTTTGCTATATAGTCCAGCATGTTTCTGGAAGCAGTCAGGAATTTACGCGAATGCTCATCAATCAAATGACTGCCAAGTAGCCAGATAGATCCTGTTTTAAATCCATCTTCACTGCTAATAGGCACAACGCCAAACATGCAGACAGGTTGATCTTTATAAAGACCAGTCCATGTTGTCGCGTCTTTGCGTTTAAGGGGGTAGTGCAACGCCCGCCAAGGCGTTGCACCATGAATCATGCACTCCCGCACATCTGTCAGCCTCAGATGGTTTTGCAGGTAATCAGCATGATCCAAAGTTGCGGTGGTTATTCGCAGATCACCATCGTGATGAAAATCTTTAACGGTAGACTTTGGAAAAACCTTCTTCGACTTTGGCGACATATGATGCGTCTCTCTTGGTTGGGTTCCAATAACGCGGGTCTTGCATCATTGATCTTAATTGATCTTCACCCATAGATTGGGCTGGCTGTCCGTCAGATGACATCGATGCTTGACCTGTGTTGCGCATGATATGCTCTAACGCTTCAATGCCTTTGGCTGATGCACCAAGCTGCAGCACAGCGTCAGACACATCTTCTGGAAAGAACTTGTTTGCCCATAACTCAACAGCCTCAATGCGTGCATTAGCATTCTCGCCCAACTGTTTATGTTCAGCCTCAAGGTTAGGCTGCATAGAGTTATAAAACTCAACATACTTTTGAATGCCTTCATTAAACTTGTCTTGTCCAAAGCCCTGCTCATGCGAATGCTCTGCCCACCAACGAAACAGATCATTGTCATTTACCAAGCCTTCATCAAGACCTTCCGGCACTTCATAACCACCAGATGTTTCTGGACGCTCTGCATATTTTGCATTCTCAACTTCTTGCTTGACTTCAGCACGAATAGCTTCTTCGCTCTGACCTAGCTTAGACTCTAACGCTGAGTACGATGCTGCCATATCTTCTGGAGACTTAAACTTTTCTGGCAACCATTCTGGTCTATCCACGGTTCCAGATTGGGTACCGTCAACAGGTGCTTCAGTAGCTACAGCTACCTCTACATTATCTGCTTCATCCATTTTGCTTTATCCTTTGTGCATGTGAGATACGGCGTTCAACAACGCCCACTAAATACCGCTGCCCTTCAAGATGGCGCAGTTCGGCATCACTTGCATTCGGCCCTTGAACAGATTCAATAGTGATCGAACGCAAGTATTTTAAAACCTCCTTACCTGTGGGGGTTTTAAAAACACTGTCTATATTTTTAGAGATGCGCTGGTCTTCTGACTGAGAGCGTTGAAAGCCATCAAGACCGAAGTAGGTTTTCGACATCAGGTACTTCACCTTGCTGTTGAGCCTGCGCATACTGCTGTGCAGCTTGTAATAGCTGCTCACGCTCAACCTTATCCCTGACAAGCGTATCAGGAACGCCAAACTTCTTGGCAAGATAAACCGCAACATCTTCTGAGTTGATCAGAATATTTAACACCTCTGGCCCGAAGCTAGTGCCTACAAGCTGGAGATACCGAGATACGGCTGAGATATCTTGGTTGGCCTGTGCCTGCGCAAGCGGCGACACAGAACGGATCTTGACCTCACGGCCATTTATAGAAGGTAGTTCGATCCGACCCTGCTTCTTGAGAATGTAAACAACGCGTTGCAATACTGGCTGCACCATCTCTGCCTGCAATCTGCCAAAAGCAGATCCAATGCGGCGAGACAGGTCAGCCATGCGTTCTGCGATCTCGGTTGCAGACGCGGGTGTTTTGTTAGGGTCGCCTAACATATCATTGTAAAGCGCACGTTTGATGTTGCTGCGCATGTCGTTTAAGACAATGTTAGCCACATCAAAGTTGCCTGCGTTCTGGATAGGCTGCAAACCCGCAGAGCCCATGGCTTTTGGGATGATGGTGCCAGGGACTAAGTTGATAGTATCTGTATTAATAATGCCATCATCATCCATCTGATAGATGCCTGATATAGCCATCTGTGCATTCTCTAACACCAACTCAATTGTGAGGTTGGTGGTCTTGATTGCACTGAGAGCATTGATCAGTGGGCCGCGTCCGTAAATTTCACCTGATGCTTTAGACCAACGGAAACAAACAAACGGATTAGATCCTGTGCCACTAAACTGCTCGTAATAAATGATTTCTTTTTCAGCTTCATTTACAACATAGAAGTCAAAACGATCGTCATTAGGATTGTCGTAGTTCTTACAAACAATCTCTAGGATCTTTGTCTTAGCTTCTGGCTGCGTTGTAACTGCTCTTAGCGTTTTTTCTCCAAGCACAGCCTTCGGATACGCAATTGGAATTGAAACATTCTTGATGTCGCGTGACCGATAGATGTGGTCAATCTGATCGTCAGGGCCAGTGTCCAGATACACACTTGGTAGAGGGATTGCATTAAAACGAACAGGGTTGATTGCGTTACCTTCTTCAACCAGTAACACCCCTGTTCCCACAGCCAGATCCATAAAGCTTTCATGGATCTCCTGACCGAAGTTAGAGTTCTGGATAACCTCGAAAACATAATCTGTAACCTCATCTAGCTGGTTATTAACTTCATCTTCTTGCTCTGGTGGAATTTCAGATCCAGCGATAAAGTCAGCCCAACGTGCAAAGTTAGGCACAAGACCAGCTTGCAATCGAGATGCAAACTCTTGCGTGCCCACAACTGCAGACTCATCAAAGATCTTGTCATCACGCCGCTGCCCAGCAACCTCATGAAAGAAAGATTGCCGCATAGGAAGTGCGTATTCATAGCACTCCTCAAACAATGGCTCGAAGTTTAGACGCGCATTCTTAGCGCGGTCGTATCGCTCAAGCAGAAGATTGGCTGACTTTTCGTGCATTACAAGGTCGCGTCATAATAACCAAGACCGCCCTTGCTTCCTGTTAGCAATGACTTACGAGAAGCACCGCCACCAATCCGCTTAGACTTTGCAGTTTTTTCCAACTGCTTTGTCTTGTTTTCTGACATCGTAAGTTGCTCAGCCTGCCGTCTATTTTCTTCAGCAATTCTTTCATCTTCTGAAACTGCAGGTGGGCCACCGCTAAATAAACACATAATAAAACTCCTTCTAGTTTTTCACTACACCCTGCATAAATGCAGATCAACGCACAAAACTACATCCTCGACCACAGACCTTGACGGCGTGGCTTTGGCTTACGACTGAACACATCAAACTCTCTGGTTGCTTGGAATGGTTTGGATTGCATTGAAAGGTTAGACATGATCTGTCTACCTTCACCTGCGCCTAACATTAGATACTGCAGCGCGTCATGCACATGAGAGAAATGGTTCTTATCTGGCTTGTCAGCATAACGCTCACCAGATACCTGCATACGTTTATACTGATACCCGCCTTCAAAGCCTTTGATCAGCGTGCGGCAGCGGGGATCAATCAAGAAGCCTGACAGCCCTTCGATCATCCTACCTAACGGCGCAGACACAGACTCCAAGCGCAGTGACACATCATTCGATGGTGCTGGCCTTGCGTACAACCCGCCGCCCCTCAAGATCTGAAACGGCGTAGACTCATCAGTCTGTGCGCGGAAGTCACCAGCCGGATCACCAAAGATGATAACTTCATTGCCTGCATAGCGTGTAGCAATCTCATGCCGCAGCACTTCGGTAAACCTAACAATACCCATGTCAAACGCTACCAGTTCCTGCAGCACCAGCCACCTGCCTCTAATCTTTTGTCCAATAGCAGCAGCAGGCGTTAATCCAAAGTCAACACCGATATGCACAGGCACGCCAGCAGCCACAGGTATTTCTTCTTTGGCTATGTGAATATCAGGGGCAAACATCGCATAGACAGGCTTGCCGTCTTTTATGCTGCCGAGTTTGTTCATCACATACACATCGATCCAGCTTTTGGTTTTGCCCTGCACGATGTTGGGATAATAGTCTTTCCGCATGTTGGCGCAGTTCTCTGCGAGATCGTTTGGAACGTAAGCGTCTACTTCGCCTTCTTCGTTCTTCTTTTCGACCATTCC